CTATCAAAAGATCTCTTGTCTCTTAATCTGTTACTACGTAACCTAGACTCCTCGGATCTCACCTCCGTCTCCATCCTCTTAACATACACATATGCAGCTATGATGGCCCAATCTATTACAGCTTCATTTAACAAGGTTTTCTTCAATTCTTCATGAATCATTTTTTTAAGCAATTTTTTGTTCAACATCATTTTTGATTGTCCCCTTTCTTTATATATTCATTACTAGGACGCTTCGCGGTCTTAAATTGCTCTATAAATTTTCTTGTCACGTTCCTGTTATTCTCAACAGCGGGATCCATGATAGGCTCTTCTTTGACACCAGAAATTTTATAATGCTGGTATGCTTGTACAAACGATCGAACACGAGATGTTGATTGTACAATGATTTTAGCTTCTCCGTCCGTCGTAAGGGTTACGGAATTTCCTGTGATGCTTTTATATTCTTTTTGAAGAAATTTTTTCACTTCATTCATCATTCTAATCATTTCGTCCTCGAAACCACCAGCATAAACTTCCTTAAGGCGGATGTCGGACTGGTAATTGATTATCATTTTATTACCGTAAAACTTAACAGAAAATCCATCATTGACTCTCTTGTCCATAATGGGACACCCTTCTTCTCTACGAAGTCCAACTTTACGAGTTTGGCCATCGAGAGTATATCTCTCGTCATGTGCGCCATCATAAGCATTTGCAGCAGCTTGAGCTAATCCTTGAATAATTTCTAACATTTATTTGGTCTCCATCCAGTCATCCAGCGTTCTTCTCTACCTTCAACCCATTGAATATAACACTTTTCACAACATTCGAATTTTGTCATATAGACATCATCATTTGATTTAAAGGAATATTTTTTACAAACAGGACAAGATCGATTAGAACTCTTTGTAATTAGTTTCTTTGGGATAAAAACTCCATGAACTTCTTGCTTGTCATAGTCCTCTTCTATAATTTCATTATAATGAAGCTCTTTTAATTGTTCAAGATATTTCTTTTCCTTCTCATCGTCCCAATCTTTTCTTGGATGCTGAACAGTATCTGTTCCGTATTTTTCTGCTATTGCTTTTTCAACTTTTATAGCGTAATTTGGATCTTTATTTTTCATAATACCTCTATGCTGATGCTACAAACACTTCTAAATCACAAGCAGCAGAATTAGCTGTTGCTTTGATTCCTGTTAAATCTTCTAGACTTGCCCCACTGATATCAGCATAATCAACCAAGCCAGTTGTTCCAACAGCAATAACAAAACTGCTGGAAGGATCTAGTCGAACAGAAAAGTCAGTTGAGTTGGCACCCTCTATATTTAAAGTGACATAATTTGTGTCATCTAAATTTGTTATTCTAATATATCTAACGTCTGCAACAACAAAATTCGGGGCAACTCCAAAAGTCAAAATAAGAACTTCGCTTGTTGGCACTGTCTGAATTCTTTTTGAAATTTCATTTATAGAAGCTAATGAGATAGAATTAAATCCACCTTGGTCTCTTCCGTTCAGAACAATCTTTTCTGTTATTGTAACTGTCATTGTTGCACTCGTAATCTTACTAGCCATTTCTTTCTCCTATTGTGTTAGTCCCGGCTTAACAGCATACATTATCGCTATGGCTGTTGTTGCTCCAAGAACAAATCCACCTGCAATAAATAGTGAATTGTCTCTCGGTTTCATCTTTTCTATTTGTTGATCTCTGATTTTTAGTATCTCTTTTAGTTTTGTAGTCTCGGCTTCATACTTTGTCTTGAGAAGATCATACTTGTATTTTTCATCTATTTTTACTTTATTAATCTCAAACTCAACTCGGAAATCACAAGACATTTTATTTGTCTGATCTTGTACGATCAATTCAGTGAGAGCTTCATCATTTAGAAGTCTACCTTTCCATGGGGCGCACTCACCAGCTTCAAGTTCTGTAAACTTGGGTTCTGCGAACAACAGAGAGGATAACAACAATATCATTCTTTTTTGATACCTTTATCTTTTAAGAAGTTATCAATACTTTCCGGACTTGATTCTATTTCTTCTCTTAACCTTTTTGCTTTGACTTTCTTGAGGTGTTCCATTTTTTTTTCAAAAGAAAGCACATTTTTGCTAAAAGCACCATCCCTAGCTTTAACATGTTCTAAGTTTTCTTCCAATTGATCTTTAGCGGTATTTTCAATTATTTCTTTTTCTTTATCAAAGTTTTTCTTCGCGTCAACAGCTTTGTTGTTCCACTCTCTAGATTTTGAATATCCAATTAAAAGAGCAAAAAGAGAGGCTAGTGAAAACACCAACCATCTCCAATGAGCGAGACACCAAGACTTAGTCTTTTCCCACCAAGACATTTTTTAGCTCTTCCAGACTTTTGCAATATCAATGACGGATTGTCCGCCAATATACATCGTTGCAATCATTGCCCATGTATCTGGGTCAAGAGTTGACCATACCATCAAAGCTGTTGCTGCTATAAATACTAACAATTTACGACTTACAACTTTTTCTTGGACTCGATCTAGAACACCAGCCTTTGATTTATTGCAACATTGACAATCTTTACAATCTTTACAGCATTCGCACCCGTTCTCACAATTCTTTTCACAGTCTTCATTATGCATTCTTTATTCCTCCATTACCCAATCACAACCATATTCTTTAGCCATACGTATTGCTTCTTGGTATTTTTTTGTTTCATCTTCCATACGACCATCGGGGTCATAATCTTTAATAAATTGCTCTCTATTTCGCGCCATCATAGTCATTTCTTGTATATCTTGCATGACTCTCTGTGCTGTCATAGCCTGACTACGATAGAACCTACAGTGATCGACGATAACACGAGGATTGGACGTACGAAGATCTTCTTCCTCGTCCCCCATCAAATCATCTATCTCTTCTTTTATAATTTTTCTTAGTTTTTTTTTTGTGATCTTAGATTCTTTAAAAAGATCACTCTGTTCGGCTGGGGGCAATTGTTCTGATGGTGTCTTTTGTGGGGCCATCTCAGCCTTGTAGAATCTTCTCATAGCACTATTAAATTCCGCTGATCCAAACTTACTCATAATCTCGTCGACAGACATCATAGATAATTCTCGGGCCATTCTTTGCTTTTTTGGATGATTAAATCTAGCATACTCTTCAAGTATCGTTAGTATTTCTTCTTCCGATAATTCAGCCATAGTTGTTGCCACTTCCATACCATGTTCTTCTCTAAACTTTCCCATATCAAGCAACGCACCAGTCATGACTGCTGGTAGTAGTATACCGCCCATGAGATAAGGAATTATCTCAACGGCACCTTTTAACATTTTTTCGGCACTCTGGTCAAACTCACTAGCTTCTGACATGCTATTAAGCTCTTCTTTGATAAGCCTCTTTAATAATTTTGATGTTAATTTCATAATGTTCTCCAATAAATAAAAAACCTATTTAGCTTTTTACACTAAATAGGTCGTTATTTGTTAAATGTTTACTTTTGCATAGCCATTAATCTTATCAATATCTATTGTCATATCTACGACATCCTTTAAGTTATCCAAGTGAGAGATTAACAAGACAGTTTTAAATTGATTCTTGATCATACCGAGAAGCCTTACAAAGCCTTCCATGTGTTCTTGATCTAATGCTGTTGCTGGTTCATCCAGTATAAACAACTCAGACTTTGGAAGATTAGTTATTGCGATCATTGCAAGGCGTATAGCCATTGAAGCAATTGTCTTCTCAGCACCGGATCCCATAGACAAAGGTCTTTTACCATAGTTTGGATGTTTGATATATATCTCTAATTTTTTCAAATCGTTCTCAAAAAACACTTCAAAATCCACAATGTTAGATAATACTTTAGATATCTCTTGGTTTATAACAGGAAGCTTTTGTTGAATAATCTCATAGGAGATTCCATTGGGGTGCATACAATTGATAAATGTATCATAGGCGATCCACTCTTCTTGCATTTCCTTAAACTCACTTCTTTCTTCATATAAAGATTTGATGGCTTGCTTAGCAGCCGCTTCTTCAATGAGAAATTCTTTTGTAAGTTCATCACACTTTTTAACAGATATTTTAGTTTTTTTAACTTTCTCAACAAGAGCAGTACGTTCTCGGAACAATTGACCTTTATTTTCAATAGCATCTTTATTATCCTCATACTCTTTGGCCTTAGCCTCTAGTGTCTCGATCTCATTTGACAGCAAATCTATCTTTGCTTTGTTTTGAGACATGATAAGTTTATTCTTTTCTAAAACTTGCGTATTGTGGACATTTTTCTCTTTCAATTCTTGAAGCGCTACTAGTTCATCTTCTATTGCGAGGACATCATAACTTTGCAGACTATCGATGAATTTTTGAGCGGAATCCATAAGTTCCTTTGATACTTCTAAAGCTTTTGGCAATTCTTCCTGTGCTTTGTGTGCCTCCTGTACAAATTGATTGTTTGTGCAATATTGACAGTCGGGATCATATTCGTGATTCTCAAGTAACTTGACTCTTTTTTGTAAGTTCTTTACAATTAAGTTTTGAGCCTTAACTTTGTTATCTATAGACTTTTTTGCAACATTTAATTTTTGCACCTTTCGGATCCGATCCCCTAATTCTAGATATCTTTCATTGGAATACAAAGTAGCATATTCTTTGTTGGATTCTTCGCAACGCTTTACTTGACCCAAGAGAGAAAGATTATTGGCTAACAATTTATCTTTTCGTCTTTTTTTCATCATGATATGCTTTGTAACCTGATCGATGTCAATAATCTCCGCAGGAATTGCGTTGATTGTTTCATTAATCTCCGAAAGCTCCTTGTCAAACCTTTCTAGGGAACTCTCATATATTTTGCATTTATCTATTTGATCATCGATATCCATTCTGATATCTTCCAACAGAACTGTCTTTTTCTGGATTCTTTCTTCAAATTTCTTTGATTCCATTCTCTTGATCACGGCACGGATGTCCGCTCCTTCTTTCTTGGCCATCTTGTGTTTTTGCTCAAAAATATTCAAATCAAGAAACTTAGCCACAATTTCTTTTCTTTTGGTCGAACCTTCTTTAATGAAAGACATCGAGTCAAGTTGGGAAGCCATTGAAGTTAAAAAGAAATCATCGATATTTCCAAAATGTTTTCTAATATTGGCATCGCTTTGATTACGAGTGGTACCATTTAAAGATTCAACAACACCACCGGTGGTCTTTGAGAAGTCTAGATCAACCTTTGCCTCGGTTGTTGACTTGCCTTTGAGTTTTTTTGTATATTTATTTAAATTTCTTCTTATCTCAAAAGAATCATTACCGGCCTGTAATTTTATTTTACACTTGGCATACTCTTTATTTTGGTTGATGATGTGGACATTTTTTCTCTCTCCTTTAGAAGTTGCGTTAAAAATGCTATATAGCACACTGTCGATAATAGAAGACTTTCCTGAATAATTTTTACCGAAGATTCCGACAAGTCCGGATAGCTTTTCAAAATCAACTTTATTCTTTTCACCGTAGTTGAAGAGGTTATCCCACTCAATTTCTTTAATTTTCCAAATAACATTTCGTGATACCTCCTCTGAATCTTCTATTTGTTTGTTATAATTCTTATTTAATTCTAGAATTTTATCCATAACCCCATCTTTAAGATTAAGATCCTCACAATATTTACGAATATATTTTTCTTGCACGGCTATGTCTCGAAGGTTCTCCGAGTTAACCGCTTTACCAATTAGCGATGTTGATGCTGCTTGATTGGTCCCGTAGTTCATAAATGACACAGAAGTAGGTGACCATTTAGCTGTTGCCAAATCACATGCCATTTTTAGCTTTATTGGCGAAATATTTGAGTGCGATTTTATACGTAACCTACACCCCTTTGGGACTGTTACCTTTGGAAAACTTCCGTCATTGTTAAGTTTAATCGTTATAAAAGGACGAGGATTCACAATGCTTACATGTTGAGAATTAAAGTTTGTCTTACTTTTGATATTCCACATCAAGAAACCCTTGTCTATAGATTCTCCAAAGTTCTGTTGAACAGTAGATCCAGCATAACGAACTCTACCTTCAATGTCCATAGCTTGAGCTTTGTGGATATCTCCAAGCATTGCAAAATCAAAATCATCGAATATGTTGACAGAGTCTTCTGCTTCTGTCATGACATATCCTTGAGAAGTTTGACACCCATGAATAGACCCATGATACAAGGCTATATTTATATTATTTTCATTTGATGGCTTTGACCAATTATCTCGATCAAACACCGAAAGTACATTCAATGTTAAGCCCGGTAAAGCCTCTGTTTCTCCAGAATTCTTAAGAAGATGAAGGTTTCTATGCTGTAGAGCTTCCACTATTGGAGATATGGCGTCCTGTCTCGTATCATTCTTAAGATTACCGTCATGGTTCCCTAAAATGATATAAGTTGGAGCTATTTCTCCGAGATTATATAAAAAACCAGAGCACATTTGAAAAAACTCTGGTGATAATTGTGTCTTCGTATGAGCGATGTCGCCGGTGTGCACAATAATGTCTGGCTTCATTCTTTCAAGTTTCTTGTAAAGATCTTTAAATGCCATATCATATTCATAATGATATTTAAGATTCCTGATGTGCGTGTCTGATACGTGTGCTATTTTATACATTTTTCCTCCGATTCTAAAATTTCCACTAAATATTCCAAATACCAAATTGCTTTTTTGATATCCTCTGTTGGGTTGCTTTTATGCTTGTATCTTGCAATGTATTTAATGGCGTTGCCGATACAAAAATCCTTCGCCATACCCAGATCCTTTATAAAATCTATAACTTCTATCTTACCTTTGTTATAGTGATCCGGGTGGTCTACCATTTCTTTCTTCATTATACCTCTC